AAGTGGCCTTTTGCTGCAGAAGTAAAAGGCGGCGCAAAACAGATACGACCGAAATTAGTTGTAATCACAAGTAATTATACTATCGAACAGATGAACTTTTCCGAGAATGATTTACCCGCAATCATTCGCCGATATCGACAAGTTGAAAAGTTCCGAGATCAAGATATTTTTGTCCGCTAAAATTAGGGTCGGGGCCACCAAAAAACCGAAAAAAAACAACAAAAAACCGAAAAAAAAAAGAAAAATAAAAAATAAAATCTTTCCAATTGGATTGCGCCAGGCCAGGGGCCGTAAAGGCGCCTGATATTTACCTGATTCGATAGAATGCTATAGTGTATATGAAACAAAAAATGATTGTATTTTCTTTCCCAAAGAAAAAACAATGGCAAAAGGAACTCCTATCACTATCGCGGGTACACAGTACCCAAGAGTACCAAAAAAGACAAACAAATTGAAGCGAAAGGCACCGAGAGCTATGGCGGGAGCTGTTTCCCGAAAACGACCACGTTTGGAGGGATCTGGCGATTATAATTATAGTTATAAAGGGAAGACTCCCTTTGCCGACGTAGGACGTTATATCGGAAAGTATTTCGGATATGGCGGATTAGGAGGGGCGCTTGGGCACGGAATTGGAAGAATTTTGGGATCAGGTGACTATGAAACCGGACCAATGGTCCGATCTAATGTGTTGACCAATTCAACGGAGGTCCCAATTTTTGAAGATGCTGGAAGGGGTAATATTGTAATGCATCGGGAATATATTTCCGATGTGATTACGGCTGCAACACCAGGGGTGTTTCAGTTGCAATCATACACTATTAACCCTGGGAATGGCAGTACTTTTCCGTGGTTAAGTACCATCGCTCAAAACTACGAGCAATATAAAGTTCATGGAATGGTTTTTATGTTCAAGTCAACGTCTGGTGAATCTGTAGCGTCAACCAATACTGCACTGGGCACCGTTATAATGGCGACTGACTATAATGTTAATGCCCCATCCTACCGCTCAAAAAATGAAATGGAACAATCTCAATTTGCTCAAAGTTTTAAAGCATCGAAATCTGCGATGCATGGAATTGAATGTGCGCCAGGTGAAATACCAATAAATGCATTTTATGTAAGAACAGGAGAAGTTGCTAGCAATGATTCTGTGAAATGGTATGATATGGCAAACTTTCAAATCGCTACACAGGGTTTTCAAGCTGCTAGTGTCAATATTGGTGAACTATGGGTCACTTATTTGATTGAATTTCTAAAGCCACAAGTCCCTTTCTGTATTGGCGGAACCGTCAGTACTGAACGGTTGACCCGAAGCCACACTACTAATGCTGCTCCATTGGGATTAATTGGCGTGTCTGCGACGGGTAATCTCAATGTAGTTGCAAACTCTACAACCATCTTCGTAAGTGGCGTACAGCCACAACAGATCTATCGTGTTGAAATTGCATGGGCCTGTACCAGTGCTTTAGCCTGGACTCATCCGACTTTGTCAGCTACAGGAGCTACAGCTTTAGCTTTAGGTCCTGCAGATGACACAACCGGAGCTGCAACAATTCAATTTCAAGCACCTTCTAATGGTGTATCCTCTAATGACTTTTATCAGCAATACAATGTCAGAGTCAACGACGCTGTCACTGGATTTCAGATAAATGTCTCTGCTTGGGTTGGACCTGTGAATGTAGCAAATTATGTTACTATTTTAGTAACCCAGCTTGATAACGCTATGTTCTCATAATAAAAACTTTGATCTAATTATCCGCATAATTTTTCCACCGTGGTAAGTGCTCTCTAGATAACTATTACCTAGAGAGCACTTACCATGCCATCTAATAACCCTAACCCTAGGGTAATTCGATGGTCTTTGTCTTTTTTGGATGCATTAGCAATAACATTGACAATGCACAGACAAACACACAGACAAAAATATGAACCACGTTACATGCGGAAAATAAATTTTCCGTGTGTGACGTGGCGGAGATCTATAAAAGCAGTGATCTAAACCCTTAGATCAATGGTTTCTCATGGCTCGTATCACCTTCGGAACCCTTCCGATTTACCAGGCTACATATATGTGCCTGCCTCACCCGAGACGCCGACCCCTGCTCCTTCCAGACCGGATCTTTGGACTCCTCTCCGCCCGATGAATTCGTCAGAAGATAGTGGTCCACGTTCACGCTCACGATCGTGGGTGTGGACGTTGAACAACTATACCGATGATGAAGAACATCAATTGCAAATGTTTATACATGATAATTCGGTATCATATATTGTTTACGGACGAGAAGTAGGTGAGTCTGGTACACCTCATTTGCAAGGATTCATTCAATTCAAAACTAGAAAAACCTTTCAAGTTGTTCGGGCGGTGTTGCCTCGCCGTGTTGCCCATATTGCCGTGGCTGAACATCCTTACAAGGCGCAAGAATATTGCAAAAAGGATGACCCTAATCCTTTTGAGTTTGTAAATTTGACTTAATAAAGGGAATTCCGATAAAACCTAGTAGTGGTGGCCAAGCAAATGCTGAAAAATGGATAATGACGAAAAAATTGGCTCAAGAAGGCAATTTTGAAGATATTGCTCCAGATCATTATGTTAAATATTATTCTACTTTGCAGCGAATTGCTAAGGACTGTATGAAGAAACCCGAACCATTGGAAATTGTTTGCGGTTTATGGATTCATGGTGCAACCGGTTCTGGGAAAACGCATGCGGTTGTTACCCAACATCCGAATCGTTATATCAAACCATTGAACAAATGGTGGGATGGTTACCAGAATGAAGATGTAGTACATATTGACGAAATTTGTCCAGAGCATTCGAAATGGATTGCTTCTTTTCTTAAGTTGTGGGGTGACAAGTGGCCTTTTGCTGCAGAAGTAAAAGGCGGCGCAAAACAGATACGACCGAAATTAGTTGTAATCACAAGTAATTATACTATCGAACAGATGAACTTTTCCGAGAATGATTTACCCGCAA